TCATGCGAAGCGACATGGCAAACAATTGGTGCTCTGTGACACCCTCGATGCTTCCAATCGCCGCTTCTCGCATCGCCGCAAGAACAACATCCCGCTCAGGATCTTCGTCGCCCTTCGTTCGATCCATGATTACGCTTGAAAAAACAAGGGAATCGAACTTGAACTCGCCCTCTCCGATTTTGAAGAGGAAGCAGAATGAATCGTCTTGGGCATTGACTTCTTGCGCGGGCATTGGTTTTCCTTATGTCGTAAGTGCCGTTGTGGCGACGGCGTTTCCCGATGATGGAGCCATCGTTTGGAACGATAGCGCAATACGCTTCAGCGTGTTTCCAAAGTCAAGATATTCGGGACCACTCACCAACATCAACGAATCGAATGTGTACGAAATCTGTCCGGCTCTGCTCGGAACGATTGAGAGTCGCAAATCTCGCCGCGCTGGTCCAGTTCTGACAGATCCGCCAACCGTCGCAAAAAGACCTTCAGCGGTTACGGCTCCATTGTTAGCCGCAGTCCTTACAACATTGATGAGCTTTTGAAGCTGATCTTGATCCCACGAAACCATAGTGAAATCAATTGAGAACGTTGTTCCGCTCAAAACAACTTCTCCAACCATGTCACCTTGGTCATTTCGGCTGAACATGCGCTTGTGGTCTGTAGCCGAAATCCGGATGAGATCCTCGTTGTCGGTGTATCCCAACTCATCCAAAGCGCCAGTTGTGCCACCTACGCCCCACCGAATCTTTGTTGGCCCTGAGACATGGAAATCAGTCATTGGCATCGGATGATCCTTATGAACTTGCTGCTTGTTCTGCTATTTGCCGAATCTTGCCTTGAGCAAGGCGATTCCAGGGGCGCGGAGGAACCACGAGCTTCTTCTTCGTGACGAAATCGTAACCTTGCCGCATATCCGCAAAGTTTCGCGCCCTGCGAATGGCTTTGGTTCGACCAAGATCGACGTTGAAGAATGCTCCTCCGCGCGCCTGCTCAAGACCATAGTCTTCAGCTGCGATCACGATTCGGTAGACACGACGCCCGTCTTCTGAAGGAACCATTTCAATTCCCTGCACCTTGACGGAGGCGAGAAGTTTTCCTGTATCCACAAGAGGCTTGTCGTCGTTTGAACGATCGGCCTTGGTCCAACGCTTCTTCGTTCCGCGCTCCGCGTTGAAATTCAAGTCATTCCAAATGTTGAGCGCCGCAAGGGGATTTCCGTCACCTTCGCTGTTCTCAAGATTTCCTCGTATCGCCAACAGATATGCCGAGACGAATCTGCTCAAAAACGCTCCGTCGGCTTGGAATTTGGATCGACGAGTTCTCACGACACCGTATACCTTCTGCGCGGGAAGAATTCGCTGTCCGCGACCATCCCAAGGTTGCCCCTTTGAGACTGCGAAATCACCGACACGGATGGAAGAGACGCATTCACTGTAGACCCGAGCGGGAATACACGTCGCCCATCGCGAAGATCCACAAGCATAGAATTTGCCTTGTTGATCCGATCCTTGATTGCGTCACCAAACTCTCCGCCTCTGCGGGCACAAAGAATGCCAAACGCGAGATCGCAGACCGTACCAATGAGCACCCAATTCACCTGCGCTTGCAGCGTGTCAAGGTCGCTTTCGGTGTAGACACCACCCCTCAGTGCAAACGACTGCACCTCGTGGGAGGCCCGAGTCAGAGCAGCTGCGATGATCGCGTTCGACCCGTCAACCAAACCGTCTGCTTCTGCGTCAATGCCAAGTTCCGCGAGCAGTCGCTCGTCAATCGTTGAGATGAGCTGAGCAACGGTCGCGTACGGGATAGGCATTCATGTCTCCAAAAGGGCGGCTGGACCTTCGCCCAGCCGCCCCGAATGACAGGGAGGATGAGAATGTCAGGCCGCGATATCCGCGATGTACCAGCCCGCGAGCGGAGCCGTCATCTCGAACTTGTTGTTGTCCACGATCGAGCCTTGAGTCCGGCGATTCTTCGGATCATCAAAGCTCTCAACCGTCATGTCCTCAAACACAAAGTTCGTGACTGTGGCAAAGTTTGCTTCACCCTCTGCTCCGGTCAGTCCGCCAGGACGACTGACAAACAGAACGGCATCGGTTCCGAGAATGTAGTCCGCAGCCCGAGTCGCGCCCTTTTGGCTCGTGACCTTGACGGCATCCTCGATCACGATGTCACCGATGCCGAAGAGTCCCGGCGCAAGACCGTAGCGCGAGAAGTTTCCAGCGCCCTGAAGGAGCTGAACACCCTGCGTATACTTGATGAGTTCCTTCAACTCTGCCGACTGAGACATCTTGAACGCCGTCTTCGGACTCATCACCGCGATGAGATCGTTTGGTCCTACTACGCCGCCCGTCGCGATCGCGACCTTCTCAATCGCAGTCTGGAAGAGCCTCTGGATGTTTCCGCTGGTGTATGCAGCACCAGATCCGAACGCTGAGCCGTTGGCGCTGTAGTTGTTTCCCCAGTTACTCGAATTTGTGAGAACAGAAAGCGCGCGGTTCGTGCGGAGCGTCATCATCTGCGCCGCGCGGCTGCGAGCGTGCTGGGCCACGATTTCCCACGTGGCGACCTTGGCTGTCTCGTAGGGGATGTGGAAACCGCGCTCAAACCGCTGCGTTTGGAACGGAACGAAGTCGAAGTCGTTGTTCACGCCGGTCGGACGATCTTCTCCGTATGCCCAGCGGAAGTCGGCCTCATTGACGATGCGAAGCGCCTCGTCAGACTGAATCTTCAGATAGCTGCCGGCGACCGTCGAGATCGGGATCAGCTTCGTGTAACGATTGACGGCGAAGTTCTTGACGTTGCGAGTGAATTCAACCTGCACTTGACCAGTTGCAGGAGAGAAGGTGGGGATGAACGTCGAAAGTCCGCCACCGATGTTTGAGTCTGCCATGTGATTTTCCTTGTGTCAGGTGTGCGGATCGGATCAGGACGACATGACCGGGCCGTAGGTGCGAAGCGCACGGATGATGAGGCCGTCTGCCGCTGCGGGTTCAAGTGCGATGTAGAAAGACCGACCGGTGCCGAACGCGGCTGCCGCGGTGGCCTTGATGAATACACCGCCAGTCGTAACCTTGAGCAAGTCGCCGGCGACGATCGCGGTTGAGGCCCCGTTTGCCTTCACGAGCACGACCGCTCCACCTTGAAGGCTAATGGCGTCTCCATCCTCGGCGTGGTTGGCGCTGTCATATCGACGAACCGAGCCGTCGGTGACACCAACGACGAAATCCGTGTTTGCGGTCGCCTGATTTCCGGTGTTGCGCCCGCTGATCTTGATGGCGGTGTATGGCGCAACCGTTCCGGATGCGACAAGTGAGGGAGTGTCAGAGAAAGAACCCATTGTTTGCTCTCGCTTTCGTTGAATCAGGCGCCGGACTGTGCGCGGGCCATGAGGGTCTTGAACTTGGTCACGTCGCCATCTGCCTCGTTGACGAACTTGGCGACCATTTCCTTAGTCACCTCAACGCCAGAAGACTTTGCTCCCGATCGCGGCCTATCGCCACCCGCAATGCGAAGATTGACGGGGTCGCGGCGGAAGTTCTCGCGCCAGAATGCGATCTTTCGAGTGGGATCTGAGCACGCAGCGAGTTCTTCGATCATCTCGTCGCGGCTTGCTTCAACAGCAAAGCCCTCAGAGGCCATCGCGTCGATCTCGCGAGAGAAACGCTCCTTGGCAAGCTGCGTTTCAAGTGCCGCGATGCGGCGCTCAAACTTTGCCTTCTCTCGAGAGAACTCAAGCTTTGCCGCAGCATCGCGGGAGTGCTTGGACTTCATCGCCTTCTCCTTCTCCCGCTCGTCCTCATCGCCGTCGTCATGGTCGTCGTCGTCGGGATCGCCATTGGCCTTGTTGTACATCTTGCGATTCTCATCCTTGAGGCGCGCAATCTCTGCGTCCTTCTCTGCGATGAGCTTCGCCATTTCGTCCTTCTCGCCCTGCTTGGCTTCTTCTGCCATTTCGGAGCCTTTCTTTTTGATGTCTGCGCCGGGAATGAACACGTTGCCGACTCCGGGCGCAGCCTCGAAGCAGGCCTGACAGGCAAAGGTTCTCTTTTCGCCCTTCTTGCTGAAACGAGTGTCTGGGAGAGGACGCCTGGGCGTATCCCGTCCCAAGAGGGCGATTTCGCTCATGTGGTCATCTGACCAAATCTCTGCACTCCGGCGGGGGAACCTGTTCGATGCCACGTAGGAATCGAACTCATCCCGCCCCATCTCAACATCTCCGACGATGAACGGAACGCCATTGCGCTCCTCCATGTCGATGTCGAGAACAGCGCCAACTGCCTCTTTAGGCTCGCTGTGATCCTCTTGCGAGTGAAGAACAACCAGCCTGGGGTGCTGCTTACGGGAGATGAAAGCCTTGGTTCGGTCAACAATCCGACGAACCTTCTCGCGATCAAACTTCTTGATCTCTTCGTCCAAGCCATCATCAATCGTCGGGTCGTATCCAGAAAACAACTCAAGCCGCTTGATAACGACTTTATCACCGCGCTCAGAAATTTGGTGCGACGCAGTCACGCTGCTATTACGACTGTATCCGCCCAATAAAGCAACACCAAAGCAATGATGGCGCAAATTATTGCGCCTTTATTGCTCCCAATGAAAAGAAAGCGTGCAACAAAACTAAACAACCCCCGCCAAGCCCACCGGCGGGGGTTGCGTTGACGCGCCCGATGCGTGCTCGCGCGATCCGGGTCGGTACGTCAATCGCTGAGAATTGTGTACTGAAGGTTGACGTCGAGTGTGTTCGCCCGCGCAGTCGGAGCCGTTGTGCTCAAACGAAGCAACGCAGCCTCACCAGGCTTCAACTTGATGAAGGGAACGAACGTGCCCGTTCCGGTTCCAATCTCAATGAAGTTTGCAGAACTCACGTTCCGAAAGTACGCATAGCCAGAGGTTGTAAGTGTTCCAATGTCGATGGCTGTTGCCGACGTCGGAATTGATTGAACTCCTCGAGCAATTGCGGTTCCTGCAAAGTCTGCCTGCACAAACCCTGACTCTTCAGCGGCAAAGATAAATCCCTTGCCGCAATTCAAAGACATCTGCACTGTGATTTCATTTGCCATTGGAAGTCCTCATTCAGCGAAACGATGAATACACGGGATCGGGGTACAACCCGCGATCAATATAGCCTTGCCGATCACCGTTGTGGGATCGCACCTTCGCGGAATCTAATCTTCCGTCCGTCAGAAGATTCATTCGCTCTGCCATGCGCCATGTCAGCGGGACGAGCGTGGCACGACAATTTCGACCACAAGGCGGCACACAACCTTGTCGAATAATTTCGTCGATCGTGTTCACATATCCATTCACTTGCCAGTGAAATCCGCCGTCGGGAAAATCCCCACTTGGATTGCCGCGAGTTCTCCGATCCATCACCTCGCGAATCATCCACAGTGGATAGTCCGTCTCGAAGATTGCCATTCGCGCTGGATCTGGCTGGCGATCAGTGCGCCGCTCGTCCAGAGCACCCTCTGCAATCCCAAGATTCAAGGCTCTTCGTACTTCATTGCGGGCAGTCAATTCACTTCGACGCGGCACAGTTCTCACCACCGCTCTTGCGGTTTCATCGGTCGTAATGATTTCGTGCGCCCTTCGCGCAAGCGCGGGAGCAACATCATTCGCAGCCGCGCGCCGTGCTGTTGCCGCGGGGATTCCCCGCTCAAGACTACGAAACACTGTTGCGTCGTCTTCGTCAAAGAACAGCAAGAACAAGATCGCGACCATAGTCAAGCCGTAGTAGTCGCCCAAAGTCTCGCGACGCCCAGCCGTCTCAACAACCGTTTGATGAACCATTGAGCGGGCGCGCTCAACCATTGGGGCCGAACCAATCTCGTTCGCTGAATCGAACTCTTTCCGATCCCGGAAATACAGACGGCGCCCGCGATCAAAGCTGTCAATCAAAGACT